GCGGCGCAGCACCCGCGGCAGGCGGCGGCGCTGCGCCGGCAGCGGGCGGCGCGCCGCCGGCAGCCCCGGCCGCACCATCCGCCTCAAAGACAGGTCGTGTTCTGATCAGCATGTTATTTGCCCCTTGGTTGGGCCGGGCCGCGCTCGGCCTCGGCGAGAATTTGCACGATGAGCTCGACGATCGCGTTCTGCCCCGAGCGGAACGTGACGTAAGGCGCGATCTGATCGAAGCTGACGGCCGCCTGGCCTTTGACGGCGTCCGGGATCATCGGCCGCCCGACGGTCATGTCCTTCAAGATGTCGAGCACCTTGCGCCCGGCCTCGCTGCCGAACACGGCGCCGAATAAGGCCACCTGGTCGTCACGCTCGCGGCGGCGCTTGGAAAGCATTTCCTCAGTCGATTGGCCGAGACTGTCGAGCGTCTTCCAGCCCCCGATTTGCATATCGGTCGGTGTCACTGCGGCAAGGCTCCTGCGGCTTGGTCGCTTGCGGCGGCGTCGGTCTGCATCTGCTGCACGATCATCTGCGCCTTTTGCGTCGCCAACTGATCGACCCACTGCTGCAGCATCGCCTGCTCTTTCTCTGAGCGCAGCTCCGTCTCCTGCAGGCCGAGGTCGCGGCCGATCTGCGGCAGCATCCGCTCGACATTGGCGACCATCGGCACGGCCTGCGGGCCGAGCAGGGACGCGACGATCTGCATGAAGTCGACGCGCGGCTGCACCTTGTTGGCGTTCTGCGTCTGCGCGATCGGCGACGTCACCTTGAGGGCGACGAGGAGCTGATCGATGGGGATCGTGTTCGGGATGATGCCCTTGGATTGCAGGATATCGATGCGGCGCCTCACGACCGGCACCACGACCTCGAGCCCGAGCCGCGAATAGGCGCCGCCCAGATCCTGCGCCGTGCGCTTCATCCGCCCCGCGATCTCGGTCGCCGAGCGCACCGCGCCATCTTCCGGCGGCAGCGAGTGATCGAGCATCGCGATCTGCGCTTGCTCGCGCTCGTCGGCGATGACCACTTGGCTGATGTCGAAGCGGTTGGGAATGTTGAGGCTCTGCAGCGTCGGCCCCATTGAGCCGCCGTTCGATCCAACCGGGATGAGAGCGCCTGGCTCCCAGCGAACGGTATCGGGATTGAACAACCCGTCGTTGCGATACGTGTGCACGCCGAGCAGCGCGAAGGCCGCGGCGTGCAGGTGAAGCTCGCGCGCCTTGTTGAGCGTCTTCACGAACGGCAGGCCGATGAGGCCCGGCCCGCGGCCGTAGGGCTCGCCCGGCACCACCCAGAAGCGCGGCGTCAGCCACGGGTTCGTGCGGTAGGATTTCGTATAGATCGGCGGGCTGGTTTCCTTGTCCCGCATGTCGAGGACGGTGAGGTTCCACTGCCGGGTTTTGGGGTCGTAGATCGTCGCCTGCAGGATCGGCACGTCGGCATCTGACTTCTTCGCCATGAGCTTGCGCAGGCTCTCGGAGAAATTGCCGGTCGGCCAGGCCTCCTCGATCAGTCCGGCTTTCCAGTCGCGTTGCCAGTGGACGCCGGAGACGCGGCCCCAGCCGTCGAGCTCGAGGGCAATCTCATAGGCCGGAACCGCGACGTCGCGGACCATCTCCTCGGGATCGTCGCTCTCTTCCGTCAAGAGCGCGCCGGTGCCGATGAACAGGTCTTGGTACATCTCATGGCTGGCGACGTGGAATTGCCCGGAATGCAGGCTCGCGTGCACGCGATCGCGCGCCGATTGCAGCTGCGTGATGAACGCGGATTTTTCGATGTTGTATTTCGTCAGCACGTCGTCGGCGGCAGGCCCCGGCTCGAGCAGGAAGAAATCCTGAAACGGCGGTGTCAGATCGCTTTGCACGCGGCCGGCAAAACGCATCGCCGCCTGCGGCCCGGTGCCGTCGAACAGCTTGTCGACGCGCGCGGCGCCCTTGCTTTCGCGCCGGTTCTTGCCGCCGCCGCGATAGGGCAGGATATAGTCGTAGGCGTCTTGGGTCAGCGGGTCGTAGAGATCCTTGGTGGCCCAGGCCTGCTTGGCGCGCTCGCGCAGCCGTTTTGTGTCGGTCATCCGAGGGTCTTCAGGAGATCGCCGAGAGAGGCGTTGTTCTGGGAGGCGAAGCTCAGCAGGCCGGCCTTGCCGCCCAAGGAGACGCGGCGGGCCTGATCGTTTTGTGCTTGCGCCGCCGAGCGCTCGGCGGCCTTCTGTTTGGCGGCGCGGTCCTTAGCGAGCGCTTGCTGCTCGCGCAGCTTCTTGGCCGCCGCCTCCGCCCGCTGGCGCTTGGCGATTGCGTCGGCCTTGGCCTTCTCCGCTTCCTTCCGCGCTTTCTCCTGAGCGGCTTTGTCCGCCGCTTGCTGGTCGCCGACATTCGTCAGGCCGATCGCGTCTGTCAGCTGCGTGACCACGCTGCCCATGGCTGAGCTCCCACATGCGCTTGCCGGCCGGGGTCCAGTAGTCGGCCTCGATCGGCGCCGGATGCTTGGGCCCCTCGACCGCGAGCACGCGGCCGAAGGCCCGGACCAGAGGCAGCATGTGCCGCGACGCCTCAGGCGCCACGAGCAGCCACGCCTTACGCTGGCCGTGAACCGTCGTGATACCCGCGACGGCCTGTGGGGGGTGGTCAGGCGCGGTGCGAAAGCTCCAGGTGGGGAATTGGCACCACTGCACGACCGCGTGCGTCCACTCCTGCCACGACGCGTGACCCTCGGCTTCGAAGCAGGCGCGCAGGTCTTTGAGGGGGGCGGGCGAGGTGATGATCATAGCTTCACCCGCATCTGCGGCACGACGGTGCGCGCCGGCGCGCCGATGGAACCCGGCCGGTCGTTGTGGATGACGCCGTAGCGGCCGCGGGCGCCGAGCTCCGCATACTGCCCCGCGTCCATGATATGGCTCTCCTCGGCCTGCTTGTTGGGCACGTCGCGATGAAACTCGCCGTTGCTGTTGCGCACCCGCACGAAGTGATAACCCGAGTTGAAGCCACGCCGCGCCACGCGGCAGGCGGGCGACAGCACGAAGCCCGGCTCGCCGTCGATCAGTGTCGTCAGCGGTTGGCGCACCGCGTCGAGCCGCAGCGGCAATTCGTTTGAGGGCGCCTGCAGGATCGGAAAGCCGAGCGCGTGTTGCATCGTCTCGATCCACGACAGCTCGCCACCTTCCTTGTCGGCGCCGTCGCCGGCAGAGGGATCGGCATAGCCCGTGAGGCGGCAGCTTTGCGGGATCTTCTCGGCAATGAACCTCTGCGCCATCTCGCCGAAGCGCGTCGAGCCCATGCGGCCGAAGTAGAGCTCGGACACCCACCGCACTTGCCCGGCCGGCGTCTGTTGCCGGAACAGCGCCGCCGGATGCAAGCCCGCGTCGAGCCCGACGATCACCGGGAGATTTGGGAGGAACTGCAGCGGCTGCGGCGCGACGTGCCGCTGATCGGAGAACTCCGGGAACACCGGCTCGCCGTGGCGCGAATAGCCGAACTCATTGTCGACCATGCGCCTAATCCAATCCAGGCGCGAAGCGTTGGCCGAAATCTGCCGCGCGTAGTAGTCCGCGCCGCCGGGGAGGTTCTGCAGGTTTTCGGCTTGCGGCGAGCGGCCGCCAGGCTGCCGGTAGAGCTTGTGGCCAGGCTGCGGATCGTCGACGAAGCGGCGATAAAACCAGCTGTCGAGATCGGGCGCGTTGAGATCGATGATCACCTGCAGGCGCGGCTCGGGGCGGCCCGGCATCAGCATCGACTTCGCGGGATAGCGCAGGCCGCGGCCGACGCCGTAGGTCAGCACGTCCTCGGTGACGCGATCGCCTTCGTTGATCCACAGTCCCGAGAACTCGAAACCGCGCATCACGTCCTCGGCGGTTTGGTCGCCGATCGCGATGAAGTTCATCTCGAGCTCGATCCGGCTGCCGCTCGCGAGGTCCCACCGCACCAGGTGCTTCGCCGGCCGGCCTTGCCCGCCTTCCCAGTCGCCGGCAGACTTCGGCACGAGCGACAGCCAGGACGCGACCGCCGAGCGATATAGGCGGTCGTAGGTGTCGCGCACGACGAGCCAGCGCGAGCGGCGCACGCCGTCGGCGCAGGGCGTCATGCGCGCGGCGGCGTTGATGATCTTCATGCAGCAGGTCGTCGTTTTGCCGCCGCCCTGCGGTCCCATGATCGCGGCGATCGGGCTCGTCCAGTCCTGGCCGAAGGATTTCGCCACCGGACCCGGCCAATCGAACTTGCGGACGTCGACGGTCGGGCGCTCGGGCAGCTCGGCGGTGTAGTCGCTCATGGCCGCGCCCCCCGACCCCCCGGCCTGGGTTCAAATTTTCGCGCAGCCCCCGTGGGGCATTTCCAAATCGCAAAACGGTGCGCGCTCCCCCGGGGAAAAAAAACAGGATCGCGTTTCGGGGGGGCCCCCCGGGGGGTCGCGGCGGCCAGGATTGAGGCCCCCCCGGCCTCTGGGCCACGTAATTCGCGATCATTGGACTGCGCTAGCATTTGCCCTACCAATTCAATCACTTGCCTTCGCCTTCCGACTGCGGCTCGTCCGACTGGCCGAAAGCCTCGTCGCTAAGCTGTTGATATGCCACGGCTTTCCCATCGGCCATCAGCTCGAGGGTGAAGCCCATGTCCTCGGCCTGCTCTTCCGCCGTGCCGCCGTCGCCCGGCAGCACCAGCAAGCCGGCCGTCTTGCCCACGGCTTCCACCGCCATCGGCTGCTTTTGGTTCCCGTAGGGCAGGCACGCGATCGCCGCGTCGCGCTGGATCTTCAGCGCATCGGCCATGTTCTCGAGCCCGTAGGCCCGCGCGACCTCGGCTGTGGGCTTGGAGTACAGCTCGGTCAACCATTCCAGCGGCGTCTTGAAGCCGCGCGCGCCGTAGAGGTAGGCGAGCATCTCGCTCGTGCGCCGATTGCGCGCGCCCGGCGGCCGGCCGATCCGCCGCTCGCCCGACGCCACCGGCTCGGCCAGCGTCTCACCCGGCGCCGCCGGCAGCAGCGCGAGCTGCTCGGCCGCCGTCTCCGGCGCCTCACCCGCCCCGACCGTTGCGATCGCCGTCACCATTCCAGCCTTCACGACCTAAAACCCCGATATTTTAGTGGCTTAGCCTGCAAGCGTAACAGCCGTTACGCCACCGTTACACCGACCGTTACGCAACAATTCCACGCCATATCAATAACTTAACCCCACTTTGTAACGATGTAACGGTGTAACAGTAGACACGCGCGCACACGTAGATACGCACGCGTATACGCGGGAGGCAGCGTTACACCGTTACGCGTTACAGATCGCGCCTAACCCCCTGACCCCACACACAAAAGAGCTGTAACGGTAGGTGTAACGGTCGGCCGAATAGGCCATGCAACCGTTACAGCTCGCCACGCGACGCAACCGTTAACTTCTACTGGACTGCAAGGGTCGGGGACGCGACAAAGACTTGCGTAATGCTTGGCGAATACTCTCGCCAATACTTAACAGCCCCTAAACCTCGGTAATCGTCGACATCACGCCGCCCGCCCCGTAGAGCGCCTTCAGCGCAATCATCGTGCCGCGCATCACCACGCCGTTGACGCGCATCATGCCGGGCTCACAGAGCCCCTCGGGCGCCTGTCGCAAGGCCTGCGACCACGCGCCCGCGCCTTCCTCACCCGCCCATTTGCTGTCGTCGTAGAGCGCGCGCACGCGTGGGGAGACGTTGGGTACGAACAACGAGAACTCGAGCCCCTTGTCGCGATGCAGCCCCAAGCCCGCCCGGCTCAACAGATTGCGCGCCGCCTCGATATCGAGCGCGCCGCTGTGGATCTCCTCGGCGACCTGGCCGAGCGTCACCTTGGCCCGGTCGCGCCAGGCCTCGACGTCCACCGTCAGCAGGTGATTGAGGCACAGCAGCCAGTTGGCTTGCGCGTCTTCCAGCTCGATCATGCGCTCGGCCTTGAGCAGCTCGCCCCATGGGCTCAAATCCTCGCCCAACGGCACGTGCAACTCGTCGAAATTCTCGTCCACGATCAGGCTCGCCACCGCGAGCAGCGTGCCGAAGGTGTCACAACCGCGCTGATCGTGGCCACCGGCCTTGAGCTGCTCGTCGATCGCCGCGCGCACCGTCCACAGCCGATGCCAGTTGTCGATCAGGCGGCGCAAGATCGTCTGGCCGGACAGCGCCAGGCGCTGCTCGTCGATCTCGAGCTTGTCGCCGCTCGTGCGCATCAGGCGCAGCAGCGCGAAGCGCGAATAGTCCTGCGGCTCCATCGGCGGCGCGTTGATCGCCGACATGAAGAAGGCCGAGCGGATTTCGAAGGAATGCCCCGTGTGTTTGTCGCCGCCGCGCAGGCCCTGGCCGCCCGATGTGCCTTGGCGCGCCAGCTCCAGCACCGACTTCGTGCGCGCCGAGTTGGCTTTCGCCTCGAACTCGTCGAGCGCCACCGGCCGGCTGTCCTGGCCGACATGCTGATAGATGCCGGCGGCCGTCGTGTTGACCGATTGCACGAGCCAGTCGCCGAGGATGCTTTTGATCACCCGCTGCAGCGTCGACTTGCCGGTCGCCTTGTCGCCGGTCACGAACACGGCCGGGCGCCACGGCAGCGCGCCGGAGAGGAACGCGACACCAATCCACCCGAGCATCAGGACCGGGTCCACCTCGGGCCGGCCCCAATTCCATTTTCTCAGCAGCGGCAGCACGACGCGCGCCGGATCGTCCGCCGCGTCGATCAGGCGGCCCCATGGGCGGCGCAGCGCCGGCCGACGCGTATAGATATGCTGGCCGATTTCGCCCGGGTCGCAGAGCTTGCCGCCGATCAGCACCTTGTCGCCGACGTGCAGCACGAGATTGCCGCCCTCGTCGCGCCAGGCGCCCGAGCCGCGCACACGCTCCTCGAGGAGAATTTGGCCCTTGGCGAAGCAGGCGTTGATGAGACAGGCGGCGGCACTCTCGGCGGCGTAGCCGGTCGCCTTGCCTTCCTTGCCGTAGCGCGGCCAGGCCCAGGCGAGATAGCCGTCGCGGCCGCCGAACAGGCCGAGCAGATGGCCCTTGCCAAAGGGCGGGTCCATCGAGCGCAGTTGCCCGATCTCGTCCATGAAATAGCAGGTGTCGCCCGAGACGCCGAGCGGCTTGACCGGGCAGTCCGGCGGCAACCCGAGCAGGGTCGGGGCCCAACTGCCGGGCAGCACGCCGAGCCGGTCCTCGCCGATCGGCGGGTCGATCTCGCGGTTGGCCCGCGCGACCGGCTTCGCCTCGTCCAGCGCATTGCGAATGCCGGTGATGCTCATGCGCGCACCGCCTTGCCGTTGACCTTGCCCTTAGGCTCGGCCACCACGGCGACGGGCGCGCGCATGTCCTCGTCGGCGTCCCAAATCTTGGCATCGGGTCGGGGCTGATCGAAGATCGTCGGCAGGCGCCGGCCGGCTGGCTTTGGCCGCGCCGCCTCTTCCGCCGCGCGCCGCTCGGCTTCCGCGCGCGCGGCCTCGCCGGCGAGCGGGGGGAGCGAGCGCACGAACACCTCGTAGGCCGTGCGGATGCACAACGGCAGCTCGAAATAGCCCGACGGATCGAGCGGCACGCCGCGCGCAGTCACGTGCCGATAGAGCGCCTCGGCCGTGGCCGGGTTTTCCGTCAGCACGAAATGCGCGAGCATGCCCCAGAAGGCCGGCTCGTCGAGCCCCTTCACGACGACGCCGCCGGCGTACCAGTAGCGCCCCTCGAGCGCGAAATCGCCCATCGCCGAGCGGAACACGCCGATCGTCTCGAACGCACCGGCCGCCATCGCCTGCGCGATCGACACCGCCTCGTCGTGGGTGAGGCTGCCTTTCGGCAGCTCGGACAAATCGCGATAGGTCACGGGTCTACCTCGCCAGCCAATAGGCGCCGGCGAGATAGGCGAGGCGCAGCGGCTCATAGGACACGAGCCAGGGCGCATAACGGCCGATCGTCTCGTCGAGCGCGGTGATCAAGCCCATGCCGAGCAAGACGATGGCGAGAGCCGTCACCAGGCCCGATCGAAGCGTCGCGACCTGACGGCTGATTTTCTGTTCTCTGGTCTCGCTCATGCTGCCTTCCTCCGCAGTCCGGCGAGCATGTCGTAAAGCTCGGCCTTGGCTTCCTCGTTGCCGATCGTGCGGGTGCTCAGATCGAACTCGTGAACCTCGAGCGACGGGCTCAACACTTCGAGCACGACCTTCTTGCCGCGCCGCGACCTGGTGACCTTCCACCAACTCGACGGCAGATTGAGTGACCTGATTTCGGCCAAGGCGATGCGCTCGAGTTCTGTCGTTTCCTGCGTCATGCTGCCCCCCGCAGTTGATCGTTGAAGTCTTTGCCGATGGCCGCCCGCGCCACGCGCACCGGCCGCCGTTGCGACGCCAAGGCCTCGAGCCCACGCTTCAACAGCGCCTCGGCCTGCGGCTTCCCCCAATCATTGTCGGCCGCCACGATCACCTCGTGGCAGCAATCCGGGATGGTGATGTGCTGCAGATTGCCGAGCGTGCCGGCGGCCCAGATGCGCAGCTCGGGCGCGGCAAGAGCGACGCTCAAGCCGTCCTCGATGCCCTCGCAGATCAGCAACCGATCGACCATGCCGCGCTTGACGGCGTCCTCGGCCGGCAAGCCCGTCTCGCCGCGCGCCAGGTGGATCGCCGCGCCCGTGAAGCTCGGCCAGATTTTCTTATTGGGCGTCACCGGCGCCTTGCCGCGCCCGTCGCGCGCGAGCCACGTGCGATGCACGGCCGCGAACGGAATGCCCGGCGCGCTCATGACGGCGACCATGGCGGGCCAGGCCGTCTCGCTTTCGCGATGCCGGTGCGAGGCCAGCGCCCGGATTGCACCGGGCAGCCGGGGGAGGGCGGCAAGATCGATGCCGCGATGTTCGAGATAAGCCGCGACGGCCGTCGGCCGGATATCGCGCTCGCCCTGCAGCCACAGCGCATGCGCCCGGCGGCGATCGATCCCGAGCTGCTCGACGGCAAGCTTGGCATCCTGCTCTTTGCGGCGCGCCGTGTCGGCCCGCGCCATTTCCAGCACCTTCGGATTGACCGGGCCCTTGGCGAGGCCGAGCCAGTCACGGCACCAGTCAAGCGCGTCGACGAGACGCTCGAAACGCAGGCAATACTTGACGAAGGCGATCACGTCGCCGGTCTCGCCGGAGGCCTCTTCCTTCCAAACGCCGGGCGCCGTGCCGGTGAGAATGATCCAGAACGAGCCGGGCTTGTGATCGTCACGCGTCGGGTTGCGGGCGACCCAGTAGCGCCCCGAGCGATAGCCGTCGGGCGCCAGCCGCCGCGCCAGGCCCTCGACGTCGCGCTGCAGCAGCGCCTTGATATCGGCAATCGAGGCGCGCTCGCTCATGACGGCATTGCCCCCGCGTTGATCGCCGGCGTGCAGCGGTTGACCATTTCGTCGACGATGGCGCGCAGCTTCGACGGCGGCTCGTCGATATCGAGCTCGATGGCGCCGCCTGCGCTATCGGCCAGCATGTGGATCTCGTAGCGGCAGCACTGGCGATTGGTGAGCATCACCGACCAGGCCTCGGGCGCCTGCCCGATCTCGCGCAGGCGGCAGTCGATCACTTGCATGATCTGCCAGCGCTCCATCTAAGCCACCCGATCGTTGGCCGCGCCGTAGCGCAGGCGGCTGTTGATCAGGCTCTTGCCATCGTGCGACGTCTTGTGGCTGTTCCGCGCGATGTTCCAGAACACGTCGGCCGTCAGCGGCTCGCGCGTCAGATCCGTGTCCTTGTTCGCCCGCTGCACAAACCAGACGTGATAGTCGGCATAGGCGGCCGTCACGTGCACCTTGCCGCCGAGCTCATAGTCGACGCGATCCTCGAGCCAGGCGATGACGTGCTTGACGCCCGGATGCTCGATGATGCCGGAGCGCACCGCGCCGACGAGCACCGGCGAGCCCGTGATGCCGAACCGTTCCAGCTCCACTTCCTCGGCCGTCTTGAGCGTCCGCCGCCCGAGCGCCGGCGTGCCGGTCGCGTCGGCCTCGCGCAGCTTCTGAGCCATGTCCTTGAGGCCTTCGACATCGGCGCCCTTCGCGTGATGATGGCCGGCAACGAAGAAGCCTAAGAACGAGATAAAGGAGATCGCGCCACCGACGGCCAGCGCCAGGCCAAGCTGCAGCTGCTTCTTTTCCCGCCCGGGAAACAGCATGGTCAGGATATCGACTTGCGGATCGGCGAGGCCGACGGCGGCCGTCGACCCAAGCGTCGCGCGCGCGCCGTCGAGCCGCTTCTCGACTTTCCGATACTCGTCGCAGAACGATATAGTTGTATCGATCGTGGCATTCGTGCATTGGCGGCTCGCGCTCCATTTCCGGTTGGCCCGCATCTGATCGAGTTGCGCCTGGTCGGCCTTGACGACCGCCGTCGCGTCCTCGGTCGTCACCAGCGCCGCCGTGCGCACGGCCACCGTGTCGCCGCGCACCAGACCGACGAAGCCGACGTGACCCGAGAGAGAGATCAGCAACACAAGCGGCGTCAGCACGAGGCTGCCGATGCCGATGCGCAGCGCCTTCACCGCCGCGCTGCCGGGATGCGCAAAAGCCTCTCCGAGCTTCCACAGCAGCGCGACTTTCAAGAGCTCATTGCCGGAGTAGACGGCGGCATAGAGCCAGCGCTCGTATTCGTGCGTCCCGAAATTGTAGCCGGCATAGGCCGACATCAGGTTTTCGGCGCCGGCGAGCATGATGAGCCCGAGATACGACAGCAGCGTCCACAGCCCGACGGCGATCTTGTCCACTCGGGTCATGCCGCGCGCCTCGCGAGCTCGCCGATATGGGCATCGAAGCTGTCATCGTCCCGGCGGCGCTCGCAGGAGGCGAGCACGCCGCGCAGCGTGCCTTTCCAGGAGCCGGCGCCATAGGCCGAGCGGCCGACGGCGGCCTTGGGCAGGCCGAGCTCGACGGCGGCGACATAGACGGCAATGTTGCGGGGGGAGGCGGCGAGGCGGGCGAACACGAGGCGCGCGCGGGTTTCGCAGGCGTGCCGGCAAATGCGGCGTGAGAGATTGACGATCGAAAAATAGGTCATGGCTCCCCCTGTCGCGCCGGCGGCGCGGGATGCACGGAAAACGCAACAGGGACTGGAGAAACTCGGGCAGTAGGCAGTAGGCAGTTAGGCAGTCGCTACGCGGCGGGTCGCGAGGGCTCGGCAACTTTTGACGCAGTCAGATCGACCACGAGCTTTTGCTCGAGCGCGTCGAGAACGCCCTCGATCTTCGCCATCGTTTCCTCGAATAGACGCACGCCGGGCACGGTGCCCTTACGCCAGCGAGACACGGTGGAATACTCGACGCCCGCCATTGTGCAGACCCGGAGCAGCGGCAGATTGAGCCGCTTCCGTCGCACCTCGATTGCGTCTATCCGATCCGTGAATTGCATGAGTCGAAGTCGTAGGAAGAAAAAAGCGCGCCGTCAATCGCAAACTAACATCGTGCACAGTCAGTCGGCATGGATGCAAAACGGCAATGCAACCTTGCGGAGGCATCATTGCCGACTGAGCAGAAAGAGACGGAGCCTGAGCGTCTGCGCACGTGGTTAAGAGACGTGATGCAGGCCACGGGCCTGAAGGCGACGCCCCTAGCACAGAAGGCGGGGCTCGCGCCGTCCACCATCATTCGCGCGCTCGATCCCGACGGACCCGGCTACATGTCGACGCGCACCATCGAGAAGATCGTCGAGACGTTCGGCGTGCCGCCGCCTGGAGGCTCTACAACCCGCCCGCGCGGCTTTGCCGAGGGTGAGGTCGAGCAGCTCAAAGATGCGCCGAGCTTTGCGGATCCGCGGCCGACCGCCGGCCGTGGCGTGTGGCGCATCAACAGCCGTGCCCTGGATCTCTCCGGCTACGTCCCCGGCGATATTGTCCTGGCCGACGCCAGCGTCGAGCCGCAGCCGTTCGATGTGGTTTGTGCGCAGGTCTACAACTTCGAGCGCGGCTCGGCCGAAACGGTGTTGCGGGTTTTCGATCCGCCTTACCTCGTCACGCATTCGAGCGACCCGGCCTGCTACCGCAAGCCGCTGCTTGTGGATAACGAGCGCGTCGTCATTTGGGGCACAGTCATCCGCACCGTGCGGGAGCGGAGCGCGGCATGATCGACGAGGACCAGGCTACGCAATTCGTGGCGCAATGGCTCTACTGGGGCATCAAGGGCATCGGCATATGCCTCGTTGGCATAAGCCCATTCATCGCAGCATCTTACGTTTCTGCGCTGGTTGAGAGGTGGCTTGACGATCCCTGTCGGCGAGCGCGATTTTCGGGGTCCAAAGATTTTATTGCGGGAGCATCATTTTTTGTCGCTCTCGCCGCCGCTTTTGCGGCGTTCCCCCTTGCCGGCTTGGCCGCTCGGCACCTGAGGCTGTGGCATTGAGAATTGCATCTTTGCAATTTTCTCTTGCGTTAATCGCATTTTTCTCCTAAGCCTCTCCCGTCGACGCATTCACCGGTCGACGCTCGTGGGGGGAGGGGAGACGATGTCGAAGGTCAGCGCTGCACTCACGCCACTCGTGCCAGCCCCGGCATCGTCTCCCACCCCGCTCCTCACATTCCAGGTCAAATGCTCCGGCCCCCTCCCTGGCCGGCACGCCGCGCTGAGCTGCCTCGGACGCAGCGAGGCCGCCCGGCGCGGCGTCCGTATCATCGCCTTCAAGGATCACACCGACCGCGCGCTCGGCCTCACGCGCCGCACGCTGTTCTGCGCGGCGCTGTAAGATGGCCGCCGGTCTCTCATGCGCCGACGTCGCCCGGGAGCTCAATCGCTCCGAGGCGTGGTTGAGACGCAACTACACGAAACTCGGACGCGAGCAGGGGTTCCCCAAACCATTGCTCAGCGGGGGGGAGCTTGTCTGGGACTGTCTCCACTTCCAGGCCTGGAAAGATCGCAGGCTCCCCCCATCACTCAAGCGCATGGTGCGCACGCTACGGCTCGCCGAGGCTGCGATTATGGCAGCCGACGGCGGTATCCCCAGCGAAGTTGCCGCCGACGAGTTGGAGCTCAGCCGGCGACTCGGATTGGTGACGGAGGAAACATGAAACGCCTCGCCCGCATCCTGCTCCGGCTGATCGTCGACGTGCCGCTGATCGTGATCGGCCTCATGATGACGCCGGCGATCGCCATCGTGCTTGCCGGCAACGCGCTCTATTCCGGCATCCGCGCGCTCGAGCTGTGGGCGTTCTACGACGGCGACGAGCTGGCGCGCGATCGCGACGACTGGAAGTATCGGTGACCGCCCGCTCGACCTTCGCGCTGCCGCGCATCTTCGGCGGCACGCCCGCGAACGACACGCCACCGGCGCCGGTCAGCCAGGAGCCGTCGCTCGACGATCTCGAGCACGCCCTCGCGCTGGCCTTGCAACGGCTGGGCGACGCCGAGGACCACGCCGAGCGCTGCCGCGCCGACGTCGCCGAGGCCGAGGCGGCCTTCGTCGCCCGCGCCGGCAGACTCTTGTATCATCACACGATCGTCGCGGCCGAAGGGGAGATCGATGGCGAGGCATCTACCGGCGTATCTCAAACCCCGCCGTCACGCTGACGGCAGCTATCGCCCGCGATGGGAGCCCGGCCCCGGCTTGCGCGCGCGGGGCTTTGCCGGCGAGGACTTGAAGGACGAGGCGGGGCAATGGCTCGGCCTGGAGGCGGCGATCGCCCGCGCCGAGGCGCTCAATGCCGAGGTCGCGCACGCGCCCAAGCCCCGCAAGAAGCTCGTAGCCGAGACGCGCACCTGCCGCGCGCTGGTCGAGACCTACTATCGCGCGGCCGACTTCCGCCACCTTGCCCCGCAAACTCAGTACGACTACCGCCTCAAGCTCGGCATCTGGCTCGAGACCTTCGGCGACACGCTCGTGCGCGCCGTCCGCAAGCCGCACATGGTGGCCTTCTGGCAGCGCCTGCACGACGGCCGCGGCCACCACCAGGCCGCCGGCGTCACCCGCGTCGTCGGCGCCGTCATGACTTACGCCGAGCTGATCGGCTGGCGCGACGAGGACACCAATCCGGCGCACCGATTGAAGCGCCCGACACCGCCCGGCCGGCTGATGCTGTGGACGCCGGAGGAGGTCGAGGCGACGATCGCCGCCGCCGACGCCAACGGCCTGGCCTCGATCGGCGACGCCGTGCTGCTGGCCCTGCATTCGAGCCAGCGCCAGGCCGACGTGCTGGCGATGCCCGAGACGCTGATCGACGCCGGCGCGCTCCGCCTCTCACAGATGAAGACGAAGGCCCGCGTCGACGCGCCGATGACGCCGCAGCTGCTCGAGCGCCTCGAGACCGCGCGCCGCCGCAAGCGCAAGGCCGGCATCTGGCAGGCCCGCGAGATCGTCGTTTCCGAGGCGACCGGCCGCGCCTATCGCGCCGATCACTTCCGCCACACCTTCGCCGACGTGCGCAAGGCGGCCGCGCAAGCCTGCCCAAGCGTGGCGTCGAAGCACTTCCAGGATCTCCGCGACACGGCGGTGACGCGCTTGGCACTCGCCGGCTGCGATCTGATCCGCATCGTCGCCATCACCGGCCACTCGGCGGCGAGCGTGCAGATGATCATGAAGCACTATCTGACACTCAACAGCGCCATGGCCGCCGACGCGATCGGCAAGCTCGTGGCGTGGATGGAGAAGGAAGGGGTGAGGGCGTGAGCGTTTCCGACTTTCCGCCAGGAACGCCTCAAAAACGCATCGTTTCCGACAGCTAACCCGTTGATATTCCTTGCGCGCCGCAACACTTTTAATCATGTGGTCGAGGGTTCGATTCCCTCCCGGCTCACCAATAAAATCAATAACTTAGTGGCCATCCCGCGGAACAGCGGGAGAACTCTGCGGGGCCTGATTAGTCGGACGATCCGACTTTGGCGCCAGCCGAGCAACCGCAAGCGCTTCAGCCTCCGATAGCCCCAGCTGCCGGCCGGCCTCGACCGCGTGCGCCCGCAACGATCGCTCGAGCGCCGCCACCGCCTCGGCCTTCGTCAGCATGCGAGGGGTTATCCTTTCTTCGGGCGCTCAAGCCAATCAGCGTTGGCAGGCGGCGCATACTGAGTGGAATGCATTCGTGTGCGGACGCCCTCGGGTTCGCAGATGTGGCTGAACGAGCCTTCCGCAAACTCCTCGATGATGTCGATCCATTTTCCATCCACCTCGACCGCGACAACGGCATACGCGCCGATTCGCTTCAGGTGGATGCCGGTAACGCATAGCGCTCAGTGTAGCGCAGCCAATGCCCGCAGCATATACGCTTCGTGTCTTGTTGTGTCAAGACACGTATTGACATTTGCATAAGCGTCAAGTATGTGGTCGCGTATGGTCATGCCGCGACTCAAAAAGATGGTCAGCCTCGCGCTAGACCCCGATTTGCTCGACAGGCTCGAGCGTTTCCTCGACCGTCAGGATCCGAAGGTCGCCAAGACGGCGGTATTCGAGACCGCGCTCCGGCGCTTCCTCGACGACGCCGATGCACCGAAGGCGAAGGGGCGCGGGAAATGAGGTTAACTACTCAAGATACCTCGACTCGACGGGCTTCCGAAAACCCCGTCCAGTTAGGTTATGAGAAAGCCAGCTCCCCTCACTCCGCCGTCCAGCCGGGTCTACGGCTATGCCCGTGTCTCGACCGTAGACCAGTCGCTCGACATGCAGATCGCCGCGCTCGTCAAGGCGGGTGTCGCGCGCGAGCACATCTATTCCGAGACGATCTCGGGAGCGAAGCGCCGGCCGCGTCTCGAGGCGCTCCTCAAGGGGCTCGACCCGGGCGACACACTCGTCGTCTGGAAGCTCGACCGACTCGGCAGATCGCTGATCGACCTGCTCAAGAAATTCGAGGCGTCAGTGGACGACGGCAAATGTCACATGTGCAGGCGTGTCCCGCTGAAGCTGAACCGGCTGTATCGGGTGACGACTTGCGAGAGTTGTGAAGACACGGCGAAGGCATCGCCACCGTTGACGGTCTTGCAGCGGTTCCGCTGCTGGTTAGAAAGCAGGTTTTAGGAAACGGAGGCCGAGAATGAAAATTGATCTTGATACTGAATACAGGCGTCGCCAGCACCCGCAGGGCGGCGAGGTCAGGGCCATGGCTTCCGTGAGTGGGTACGTGATGGCCCGGCGGCCGGGATGCGTTCCCTTTGTGGTGCCGCTATCCGATTGGTGTGACTGGCTACCGTTCAACCCGAATGGTCACTCGATCCAGGCCGTCGCTCCTGACGCATCGGTCGCGCAAGCGCCGATCGGGCCGACATTCACAACGAAGATTTCCCGATAAGGAGTGGCTCGAGGCGAACGCCGTGGCCTTCCGATCGCTTACGGAGTCGATCGACACGGCGACGCCAGGCGGCCGGCTGCTCATGGTGATGCTCGGCGCGCTGGCGCAATTCGAGCGGGATCTGATCATGGAGCGCACCCGCGAGGGCATGCGCGTCTATCGCGAGCGTGGCGGCAGGGTCGGCAAGGAGCGGGTGTTCACGCCGAAGCTCATCACTGAGGCGAAGCGGCTGATCCGCGAAGGCTGGACGGTGAAGCGCGTTGCGGCGAAGTACGGCATCACGCCGACCACGGTGTACAATTACATACCCGGCCCCGAAGTGCGCCGGCTGCAAGGGCGGAAACGCCGGAAGCGATAAGGAGACCGATCTTGGGCTGGATCTCGATCATGGCGTTCGCGTTCGCCGTTTGGGAGAACATGTACTTTGGCCACAACTGGTTTCCCGCGAGCGATGCCGAGTTGATGGCCGATGGGCTCGTGCTCGTGTTGGTCGCGCTGGCGATCGTCGCTGGTCGACTGGAAAGAAGGTAGGGAGACGCAGCTTGCCAAAGCGCGTGCAACTGCGACGGATCAAGGGCTGGCGCAAGCCGGAGGGGGCTGTCGTCGTGTCGCGACCGGGAAAGTGGGGGAACCCGTTCCCAACTGCCGACATGTTTCGGGCTTGGCTCGTAGCGCCCTACGGCGAGGACAACGACCGCCTTACGGGGAGGCGGTACGATATGCTTTGGTCTCTGCCTTTGCTTCGCGGAAAAGACCTTGCGTGCTGGTGCCCGCTCGACAAGCCGTGCCACGCCGACGTGCTTCTGGAATTGGCGAACAAATAGGGGAGAGGACAGATGAGGCAGTACGTGCTCACCGACGACGACATGAAGGCGCTCGTCGAGGGCCTGGAGCTCGCGAAGCTGCGGGCGCTGGAATTCGAGGGCGACGCGGCGGTGAAGCAGAAGGTTTCGGATGCCCATCGCGCTATGCACTACAACGTCGTCAAGTGGGCGCAGGACGTTGCCGGTTGGCGTAACTGATTCAGGAAACGGAGCGGTCAGATGGCCGAGGACAGGCGCATTGTTTTTTGCAAGCCCGGTGAGCCATGGGACCGCAAGAAGGGGCCGTGGCGGGTCAACCACATCAACGCGATCGAGGTCTCAGACGAAAAGGACGAGACGAATCCCGACTGCCGCGTTGTCACCTCGCGCTGCCCAAACTGCGGGCACGAGTGGCGGACGCGGGTCGAGTTTTAGGAAACGGAGCACCACCTTGGCCTTCACGCGCAAGCAAATGGAAGAGCACGCGAGGCGTCACCCGCAACCGGCGGCGGCTCAGCAGCAGGAGGCCGCCGCGCCCAAGACGCTCACGCCACCCGTCCCCTAGCCGCGATCGCCACGCACCGGCCGGCCTTCGCCCGCGTCACACGCCCTTCGGTCACGAGCTGAGACGTCCAGCGCGACGCGCTCGCCGTCGTCGTGCCGAGCAGCCGCGCGAGCTCCACATTCGAGACCGGCGCCGGCAGCGCGCAGATCACCGAAAAAGCCCTGTCCAGCTCGGCACTTGGGATTTTCGGGGTTTGAGCGCGCATATTTGCGCTCACCCGCGACACGTGTCGCGACACGTCGCGCGCCTTGACATCAATGATCATCGGGCTCCGCGACGGCCGCCGCGACACGTCGCCGAGCCGCCGCATCACCGGCGCGAAGCCGAACGCAAAGGCCACCACGCTGCCCAGCTGCAGAAACAGCGGCGCCAGCATCGGCTGGATCAGCGTCACGTGCACCGGCTCGAGCGTCACGCCCATCAAGCGGGCGACCAGCACCAGGCGGGCGGCGAGCACGTCGGTGACGACCGGCGCGCCGGCGGCGACATAGGCCTGGCTCGCCCCTGCCAGCCGCTCGCGCGCGGCAGCCTCGGCGGCGCGGGCCTCGCGGCAGAAGCTCTTCGACAGGCCGGGCTTGCAGAGCTGCAGGGTCGAGAGCGCCGCGTCCTCGACCGCGTCGAGGGCGAGCTGGCGATCTTCCTTCGCCGTCTGCCACCGCTTGTTGGCGGCGTCGGCGGTGGCGATCCGGCTGTCGCGGGCGCCGGCCGAGCGGTCGATCGACTGCGACAGGCAATAGGCGAGGCCGACGAGGAAGAGGGCGGCGAAGCCCGCGGCTTTGAAATAGTGGCGCTGCGCGAGCGCCGCCTCGCCGAGCGGGGCGATGCCGGCGAGCGCGACGGGGAGGGCAACGGCCGCGACGGCCGTCGGCGTCCAGGCGCCCTCGAGGTGGAATTGATGGTCGCCGATCAGCCAGCATTCGAGGCCGAGGCAGACGCTGCCGATGAGGATTGAGAGGCCGCGCGAAGCGGCGTAAGACGTGGCCATGGTCATCACCTGGTTGCACAGGGGTTGATCTAGAAGCCGGCTTCGTGGTTGCACACGGGCCGGCTTCGCTATTTCTAATGTGATTTGGTGAACATTTCAATAGCTTCCGCGCATCGGCTCAGAGTGCGGATGAAAAAAGGCCCGGAGAAAATCTCCGGGCCAGTCATCTTGCCGGCCCCGCCAAGGGCGGCAAGGGGCACTCAAGTGACGATGCGAAACGCCATCAGCGCGGCGGCGGCGAGCACGCCGGCGAGCAACACGAGATCGTGCCGGCTCAGTTTTTGAGGGTGCCGGCGAGCCCGCCCGAGAACGGCAGCTCCAGCTTGATCTTGTTCTTGATCTCGGCCAGCGTCAGGTTCCCTGACACGAACAGGAGCAGCAGCACGTAGAGGGTGAGCTTGCGGCGCTTGGCGATGATCCAGTCGCCCAAACCGCGCCTCGATAAGTTGCCCAAACGCGTCTCGAGCCTGCTCAAACGAGCGGCCAGGTCCGGCAGCCCCGCCGTCAGCCGCTCCTGCTCGTCGAGCCGGTGCTCCGTCTGCCACCCCCAGCCGTTCACGTGCGGCGGCGGTCGAAACCAGTCTCTCTCGTGCAGCATGGGCCCCCGCGCTCATGATGTTTTGCCCTCCGCTTTCCGCTCGCAGGGGGCTTCGTACTTGGTCGCCTTCCCCGTCCGGATGCTGTCGTATATCGCGTTGTGCTTGGCGATCGCGATCTGCGTCGCGCAGGTGTCGGCCGAGGATGCGGCGATCGGCGCGAAGCTACCCACCACCACCCGCGTCTTGGGCTTCGCCTCCGTCCCGGAGATAGGGGTCGAGCACCCCCCGAGCGCGAGGATCGACAGCAATCCGCCGAGCCTCAGCCACCGTCGCGTTGATCTCATGATCGGCTTCCCCCTGTTCGGCGATCGCTTGCGCGCGCCCACGTTGCGCCGCCGAGTTGTCGGCCAGCCAATAGAAGGTGACGAGCCCGGCGATCGCCGCGACGAGGAGACCGTTGCGGCCGATCAGCGCCTGCCCGCCGGCGAATAGGGTGGCGAGGATCGTCATCTTGGTTTCGTGTCCTTGAAGAGCCGGCGATAGATGGCGAGCGTTCCGCCGGCGACCGCCATCGACAGGCCGATGCGCGGCAGGTTGATGCCGGCGGACACGAGCAGCGCCTTGACGGGCCCGAGCTCGTTGACGATGCCGAGCGCGTCGGCCGACAGCGTGATCGCAAGGCTCGCCGCGTCGTGCAGATAGCCGAGCACAACGCCGAAGGCCGAGAGCAGCACGCCCGTGACCGTCCAGGAGGCCTTGGCGTCCTTGAGCCTCGGGAAGGTCGGCGCCGCCGGCGTCGTCTCAGCGGGGGCGTCAACTGCCGCCGGCGGCGTCTCCGGGGCCGGGGAGGAAGCCGGCTCCTGAGCTTCGGGCTCGGGGGGCGTGACGGGCGGCGGCAGATCGAGCCGCTCGAGCGGCGTCGGCATCCGATAGCCGATCACGTCCTTGCGAGAAAACCATTTCGACTGCACGGCATCGCCCTGGTTGCCGCCGAGCAGCAGCAGGTGCGTCGCGGTGAACCCCGCGACGAAGGCGACGTGACCCGATGGCGGCGTGCCGCGCGCCAGCACGGCGATCGCACCGACGGCCGGGCCGTCGAGCTTCTGACCATAGTTGAGATAGCTGCGTGCCATCGCCGACTTGGTGGTGCGATAGCCAGCCTGCACCAGGCAAGCGCCGACGAAGATCGCGCACCACGGCACCTCGTCGGACGACTGGTGCGCGTGCCCGCAGATGCGCCAATAGCCGAGGATGCGCTCCTGCGCGCGCGGGCCCGCGATCTCGCGCACGCCGAGCTCGGCCTCCGCGATCGCCATCCAGGGGTGCTTGGCCTCAGAGCCAATAGCCGTCATTGCGGAAATCCTTGGGGATGGGCGCGGTGGCTTCCAGCGCATTCGACTTGGCGCGCAACCGCTCGATCGCCGCGTCGAGCTCCATCAGCACGGTGCGGCGCGCGGCCTGGTCGTCGGCCAGCGCGTTGCCGGCAATGAGAATGTTCAAATACCGCGCGGCCTCGCGCTGCGCGTTGGCGATCTTCACCTGCAGATCGGCGGCGTCGCGCGCGCGGCAGAGCTGTATCATGCGGCGCTGGCATTCGGCGCGCACGTCCTCGATCGACGGCGCGGCAGGGTCGAAGGCGGCAAGCACGTCGAGTGCGGCCTGCAATTGCTCCGGCGTCGCTTGCGGCGCGGCGACGACGCCCCAGCTCGCGCGATCGTCGACGCGGCTGATCCGGATGCCCTCGATTGGGCAGACGGCCGCGATCGCCTCGTGCAGCTTCTCGCGGTCGAGGCTCATATCATCACCTCGTAGCCAAATCCCGATTGCCCCAGAGCGTTGCCGCCGTCGCCATAGAACGTGCTCGGATTGGCGCCGGCGTATCTCACCTCGAGCGCTTGCAGATAGTGCCAGCCGAGGCCGATCGGACCGTCGAACACCGAAGTGCCAGACCCGAGCACAGCCGTGCCCGAGAACGCTGCCGAGGCATTGACGGCAAGTGCCGTCGTGCTGTCGAGCCCGATGCCGTTGCCCGACTGCGAGCCCGTGCCACCAAACGCGTTTTGGTGATAGTCGGCGTGCACCTGCATCGTGCCGTCGCCGTCGAGCATGTTCACGCGCATAGCCACCGAGTTGTTGGCAGCTCGGTAGGTTCCGACGGCATAGGTCCAGCTGTCGGTTGAGTCGCGCACCATGCCGGCGACCGGCACGCGCACCTTGGGGTTGGCGTGCCAGATCGGCAGGTTGGCCGCGACGCCGCCGGCGCCGGTGCCGCCGAAATTCCAGTCCATGGTGCCGGCGGCCGCGCCCGTGCGGATGGTGCCGATGAGCCGGCGCGACAGGTCGCCCGACTTGCACGGCACGCCGTCCTGGTAAACGATCGCGGTCGCGCGCGTCGTGGCGTTCGTCCAGGCGACGAACTCGACGGAGGCGACGACGCCGCCGTTGTTGTAGGCGAAGACGTCATAGACGGTGTTGGCGAGCAGCGCGCCGATCGACACGGAATTCGACGGCGCCGAGATGACGTCCCACACGGCCTCCGCGGGGTCGTAGAAGGCGATGCGGTTGCCGTTGAACGGCGTCAGATAGATCGTCGCCGCCGCGGCGACGTTCGTCGTCATGACGGGCGTATTGAGAACGAGGGACAGCCGGAAATCGCAGACCGACGGATCGATGTCGACGAGCGGGCGCTCGCGGCCGGCGCTGTCCTTGACGTAGGGGCGGCCGTTGGTCTTGCCGTAGACCGCCATCTTGCCGGCGGCCGGCTGGGCCATGGCGGTGGCGTGCTCGGGCAGCACGAGGCCGGCCGAGTTCGTGAGGATCTCGATGCCTGTCGCCGTCGTCTGCGCCTTGATGACGCCGCCGACCACATCGGCCAGCGTGTCGGCGGCCGGGCGGTGCAGGCCGGTGTTGGTGTCGGCGGCAAAGGCGATGCCGGGGGCGGCCGGCGTGCCATCGGGGATGGTGCCGATCGAGCCCGCCGGGCCGGTCGCGCCGCGCAGGTTCGTCGCGGTCGCCACCCAGCTACCGGACGCCTTCGACCAGAGGCTGCCGTCGGTGCCGAGCGCCAGGTCGCCGGCCGCGCCAAGCCCAGCCGAGGGCGGCCCGGCGTCGACCAGCACGAAGATCTCGGTGCCGGTCGAGGACCGGGCTTGCGGCGCCCCGGTCGAGGAGAAGGCCAGCACCTTGTTGGCGCGGTCGGCGGCGCTCGGGATCGTGAGGCCGACCGAGGCGTCGTCGGTTTCGTCGATACCGAGGCGGCGGCCGATCGTGCGCCTGAAGTCGAGCAGCGCCTGCGCGATGCGGTCGAGCCCAAAGTTGATCTCTGGCGCCGTGAAGGTTTCGCCGAGGAAGTCGTCAGCGCGCTCGACGGCGCCGTCGCCGAACAGCGCATAGAGGTCGCCGGCCTGCGCCTCCGCGGTCAAGGTGACGGTGCCGCCCGGCTGGGTGCCGGCGCCGCTCACCGTATAATCGGTGTTGAGGACGAGGCGGGTCGAGACGCCCGCCCGGAGCCGCTTCACGCCGAGATCGGCCGCGGTCAGGATCGGGAAGGTATAGGCGAAGGCCAGCTGCCCCACGCTCGCCGCGTAGAGATGATAGCGCACGCCGTCCGGGATGATGATCTCGGCCATGCGCGCGAGCTATCACGCGGCCCCTGTGGGGGGTGGTCAGGGGGCGATATTGCCGAGGTCCGGCACCCGGCGCGGTCCGGTCTCTCCGGGCGCCCACCAATAGCCGGTCTTGAATTGGGATTTGAGCTTGGACGCCTTGCGCCGGAAGGCCTGATAAGCCTCCGGGTCCGCGACCTTCTGCAGCTCGTCGAGCAGGACACGCTCATAGGCGAGCCGGAGATAGAACGGCATCGACAGGTTCATGCGGGCAAAGCTCACGCTTTCCCGGCCGAAATTCGTCGGCTCGTCGTCGGCGAATTGGATAAGGTTGCCACCGGTCAGGTTCCACAGGTTGGACGCGCGCGACGTCACGGGGCCGGCGAGCGAGCCCGCAAAGCCACCGCCGAAGCGGTTGACGGAGCCGAACAGATAGTCGCCATAGATGCCCATGCCGCCGCCCTGCATCATGGCGGCCCCCCAAAACTGTGGCTCGTTCATCGGCCGCGGGTCCTCGCCGCGCGACAGGCTTTTCAGCTGCATCGCCAGGGCGCCGAGCAGCGTCGAGGCGATGGCGATCGCCGCCATGAAGCGGGCCCCGCGCAACGGCCGGCCACCCGCGATCTCGGACGCCATGCGCCCCCAGTCCTGCATGAGGGTGATCGTGCCGTAGCTCTTGAGCATCGAGACCGACCGCATGAGCTCGCCGCGCATCGTGCCCGGCTGGTTCTGTCCGACCCAGAGCGCCTTGTTGGCGACCGTGCCCGACGGCACCGCGCGCTCGGTCTCCTGCAGGATCATTTCCAGATACCGCTCGGCGAGCCGCTCGTCGGCGATGTCGGTCGCTTTCAGATAGCGGATCGGATCGAGCGCCTCGCCGGCCTGGCTGCCGGCCATGAGCTTGCCGGCGTCGCGGATCGTCGACGGCGTCGGGTTCTTCGGGAAGGCGTCGGCGCCAGGCTGGCGGCCGCGCACGAACGTGTCGGCATCACCCATCACGGAGGGCGTGAATTGCCGGATCGCATCCCACTCGGCAGCCCCCATGCCGTAGCGGCCGAACAGCCGCTGCAGCCCCGGGTCGAGCTCGGCGAAGCGCTTGCCGACATTGTCGGCGACCTCGGCCATGATCGAGAGGCCGAACACGTGGCGATTGGCCTGCGTCCAGGGGGTCAGCAGCGCCCATGTCAGCATGCGATCGGCAAACACTTGGGACCACATCGGCCCGTTGAAGCTTCCGGCATAGCGCGCGCTTTCGTGCAGCACGTGCGTCGCGCTTTCCAGGATCAGCCCCGCCCGCACCGCCTCGCGCCGGTTCAAGCTCTTGAACTGTTGCACGACGTCGCCGAGCACCACCATCGGATTGGTGGCGCCGCGCAGATCGCGGCCGGTGTGCGCCGTCTTGAAGACGCCGGCGAAGCGGCGATGGATTTGCTGACGGCCGAGATCGGTGACGCTCGACAACGTCGCCGATCCGAGGGCGGTCGCAAAGGTGATGTTGCGCACCGCCGACAGCGTGTTCGCCAGAAAGCCGTTGACGGGCACGTTGGCGCTGCCGTGCATGTGCGCCCACATGTCCCGCGCGCGCTGGATCTTCGAGGCCGCATAGGTCTCCGGGTTCCACGGCAGGCCGACGGGTGACTTGGTCGGGAAGATCGCCGGCAGCCCGGCGCCGGCATTGGCGCCCTCTTTGCGGACGAAGCCGATCATGGCTTCGAGCGTCAGGCCGGGATTGGGGCCGAGCACCTCCATCGCCGCGATGTCCCTCGACATGACGTTGACGTGGTTCATCATCGCCGCGAAGATGCCCTCGGCGCCGCCGGTGCCGTAAAGCTTTTGGTATTTCATCCAGGCGTCGGCATTTTTGAAAACGAGAAAGCGGTGCTCGGCGTGCTGTTTGTGCAGCGCGCCACGGCCGCCGCCGGCGCCGGCGGGCGCATCGACGAGCCCGTCGGTGACGATCCGGCGATAGACGACGTCGAGGCTTTCGGCGACCTGCGCCGTCGTCATCGGCTGCCCGGAAATCGGATGCCGCATCTTGGCCGGGTCGAGCAGCGCCAGCGTGTCGGCCTTCCATTGCGCGAGCCCGCGCTTGCGCAGCGCGCGCGCGTCATGCACCTGCGGCAGCCCCCATTTTTCGAGCTTGCCGACGGCGCCGCCGGCGCGGTTGAAGCGCTGGCGCAGGTTTTCAGAAACCTCGGTCCAGGCGTCGGCAAAAGCCTTGGCCGCCGCGTCGCCCGAGCCGCCGTCGAACAGCTCGCGGACGACGTTCTCCATCTTGGCGACGTTCATCCGCCGCCCGGTGAAGCCGGTTTTGCGGAACGCCCAAATCATCTCTTCCAGCCGCGCATGCGCCTGGCCCAAGATCGCCTTGCGCTTGCCCTCGACCGAGGAGGCGATCGGCGTGCCCTCGAGGCCGTAGTGCTCGAGCAAGCCGATCATCGCCTGCGCCGGGTCGACCTCGCCGCGCGCATTCTTGTGCGTCGACAGCGCCTCGCGCACGCGGGTCGTGGCCTCGAGCTGCAGCAGCGCGACGCGCTTGCGATGGAGCGCTTCCGTCTCGAGCAGCTTCGCCACCTCCTCGCGCGCCAGGCGCTTGGCGGTCGATGCATCCATGATCTTGGAGAAATCCTTGAGGAAGCCCGTATAGAGCTTCACGATCTCCTCGGCGTCGCCCTGCTCGAGACCCATGCCCGCGATCCAGTTGGCCTGCATGTCGACGTTGCCGGAAAGCTTGCGGGCAGCACCCGCGACGTTGTCGCGCAGATCGGCATCGTGCAGCCGCACGCCGAGCGCGGCCTCCGCGTCGTCGGGGGAGAGGGAGAAGAGGAGGCCATTGCGGCCGTCGAGGCCCGGGTCGAAGGCGGCGTTGACGGAGCGGATGTTGCTCGGATCGAAGACGATGAGCTGATCGCCGCCGCCATCGGTATGAGCAATGATGACGGCATCGTTGCCGCCTGCCTTGGCCTGCGCGGTCGCATCGCGAACGACGATGCGATTGTCGACATACTCCGGCGGCGTGACCCTCAACGGGTTCTTGTAGCGCGCATAAGCCGGAATGACGCTCGAATTGTTGAGCGCCCGATCGATGGCTGACTTATCGGCTGCTGCGCGCCGGGCGGCATCCGCTAAGGGCTTCAGCCGCTCCCATTCCGACCAATCGCCCGTCTTGCCGGCAAGCTCGTAGGCAGCCGCGACTTGCGCATCGAGCGCCTTGACCGCGTCCCAATTCGGTGCCCCATCGAGAACGCGGCGCCCTTCGTCGGTCAGAGCGGCGCCGCCGTAAGCATAGAAGCTTCCCCAGCCGGGCCGATCCGTGAAGTGAACAGCCCCGCCGGATTTTGCAGGGTCGAAGGCGTCGAACACGGATTGCGTGCCGTGATACCAGACCTTGCTGGTATCGAAGCCCATCGCTTTAGCGCGGGCCTTCCTGCCCTCCGGCGTCATATCGAGCGACGATAGGGAAAACGCCAGCGGCCCCCGCGCCGGGCCGGCGGCGTCGCCGCCGCGCTCGATCGTGCGGAACACATCCTCGACCGTGCGCAGGCCTTTGAGCCCGAGCGCGTCGCGGACCTTGCGCAGGAAATCGCGGGTCGGTTTGAGCACCTTGTCGAGCCCGCCGCCGATCGGCTTGCCGGCGAGGCGATCGGCGACGAGGTGCGCAACCGTCTCCTCAGTGAGCCGGTCCTCGACGGCGGCCTTGTCCTTGAATTGCGCCTTCGTCGTCTCGCCATAGGTCGCATCGATCTTGTAGGTTTTGCGCGCGCCGGTCTTCTCCGCGTGCTTGACCAGGCGGCGATAGTCGTCCTCGGTCAGGAGCCCAAGCGCGCGCATCATATGCACCTGCTCGTGGCGCAGCGTCTTGAGCGGATCGCCCGTCGATAGCGACAGGTGGATCACCATCTCTTCCGCGTCCCACAGTCCGGCGATCGTCTTCGCCTCGACGCCGGCCGGCGCCAGCGCCTGGATGCGCTCGGGGAGCTGCCCGAAGGTCAGCGTGTCGTAGAGCCGGATGCGGACAGCCTTCGGCAACAGCGCGGCCGCCTCGTGCAGCTTGGCGCGGATATCGGGCAGCGCTTCGGCGGCTTTAGGCGTCAGCGAAAACGCCGGCTTTTTTCCGCGCCCCGCGACACGATCGACGGCGGCCTGGCCGCCCTTGGTTTCCTTCGTGATTTGATCGAGGCCCTTGCCGAGGCGCGACTTGACCTGCTTGAGCTTCGCCTCGACCTCGGCCTTGGCCTCCGGCCCCGCCGGCTCGTCGAGACCGCGCGGGGCAGGCTCGGGCCCGGCGTCGTCGGCGATCGTCGCCATGCGCCGCTTCAAGGCCTCGCGCGCGCGCTTGGCCGGCACCGTGCCGGATTGGATCGCGTGCGCGACATGCTGCAACGTCGTCTCGACGGGCGTCGCCTCGCCGCCGCCGAGCGCTTCCGAGATCGCCCTCGGCTTCGCCGGCTTCACCGTCTCCTCGGCGATGATCCGCCGGGCGTCGGCCAGACGCTCGGGTTGGCGCTCGGCAAGCCGCTCGAGCACCGGCGCATGCTCGGCCGGATCGGCGACCAGGTCGCCGACGAGCGCGCCCCAGCTTTCCTTGACCGTGCCGCGCCGCACCATGTCGAACGCCGCCTCGTCGAGCCGCGCGAGGCTCCCGGCCGTGCGCGTCTTGCCCTCGATCGGCACGGCACCGACGAGCTCGGGCCGCTCGCGGAAGACGCTTGCCGTCTCGATCGTCGTGCCGCGCCCTTCGGAAAGGCGCACGGCCACCTCATCGGCGGGATCGATCTCGACGGCTGCCGCCTTCGCCGGCGGCGTGTGCACCGGCGCCGGCTCGATATCCGGCGCTTCCGCATGTCGGATCGCCTGCGCGATCGCCGCCAGGTCCTCGCCGGCGTCGATCTTCATGTTGGTGTCGAGCTCGAGCTGGCGCAGCGCGCCGCGCTCAGCCGTCGTCAAATGCCCCTCGATCTTCTGCGCCGCCATCACGAGCGCGGCGTCGTCGCCTTTGGCCGCGGCCTTGATCGGATTGTCGTCGGGGAGACGCGGGATCGCCTCCTCGATCGTCGCGCCGCGCGCCATCTCGGGCGGCGCCTGCAGATTGGCGCCGGTGACATACTTGCCGCCACGCACCAACCCCCGCACCGCGAAGTCGAGCCCGCCGCCGACCGCGCCCGCGAAGGCGATATCCTTGAGGCCCGGCACGAGGCCCGCCTCGAGGCCAGCTTCCGCGCGCCACTGCTGAATGAACGGCTCGACGACCGCCTGGCCGGCGGCATTCGAGGCCGCCGCCCGCAGCGCATTCCAGAGCAGCGACTTCGACGCCGAGCCGGAAAACCCGATCGGAGCAAGCGCATAGGTCGCCGGATCTTCGAAGGCCGCGCCGACGCCGCCGGCGAGATTGGCGAGCGTGCCCGTCAGCCCCGACGTTCGCGACAGAACGTCGTTGAGCTTCTCCTCGCTACCGCGCGCGATGTCGACCGCGTCGGCGACGACCGGCACGTGCGGGCGCAGCACGCCGAGCTTGTCAGGCGCCCCCTCGGCGATGCGTGCAAGCTGGCGCTGGAATTTCTCGGCCATGTAGTCGGGCAGATAGACCGCCTTGCCGCTCGCCTTCGTGCGCCGCGAAATTTCGCGATAGTCGTCGGCCGACGGCACCGCGCGCAGCGGGTTGTCGAGCGTCTGCCCGGTCGCCTCCTGAACGCCTTTGATGCGGCGGTCATAGGCCTCTTCGAGCGCCCGCCAGCGCGAATTGGCATTCCAGGCGTAGCGGCCGTTATCCCAGGCGGCGTCGAGCACATCGGTGAACGTGCCGACGTTGCCGGTCGCGAACGTATAGCCGCCCGGCGCTTTCGGCTCCGATAGCAGCAGCATCAGCCCCCCCGGAAATAGTCAGGCCGGCGCTGCCTGAGCGTCGGCATCATCCTCTTGAGATCGAGCACGAACAGCTTGCCGTCTGGCCCCTGCAGATATTGCGGGTCGTCGCTCTCGGGCTCGCCCATCGCCGCCCAATAGCGGCCGTCACCGATCGAGACGAGCGTCGCCGCGCGGAAGGTCGCGATATTGACGCCCTTGCCGTTGGCGTGCGGATAGACCCCATTCGATGGCATGTCCTCGTAGCGGATGCCCTCGATCAGATCATCGAAACTGTCCTGTTTGACTTCCGCCGGCACCAGCACCTGGTGCCCGCGATAGGTCGTCACCCCGCCATAGGTCTCGCCGTTGATCGTGACCTCGCCGGCGGCTTGGCGCAGCGCCTGGCCGTAGACGTCTGGATCGAAGCCCGCGAGCCCGAGCCGGCGCGCGCGGATCTCGTAAGCCGCAGTCGCCGAGGCAATGAGCGCCGATTGCGTCTCGGGGGAAACGGTGAGCGCGTTGCCATAGGCCGAGGCCGCGATCGGCCGCCACTGGCTTTCCGTCGGCGCGAGAGGCTTGAAGGCCTGATCGGTCGCGCGCAGCTGCAGGCCGGTCGCGACGTCCTTGACGAAGGCCGGATCGCCGTTCGTCGTCATGAGGCCGCCGACGACGGCCGCCTCGGGCGCGTCTTTCGAGATTTCCGAGAGGGCTTTCGGCGCATCCGTGCCGAGCGCGCCGACGAGCGTCGTCGCCATGTCGACGAGCTGCGGCCCGCCCTGCCGGGTCGCCGAGACGAGCGCCTGCTTTTCGCTTTCGCGGAAGTAGCGGACGTCGCTGCCGTAGTAGCTCGCGATCTCGCCGGCGACGGCGGCCCGGGCCTTGAGGCTCTTGGCCGCCGCCTGCGGGCTCGACAGATCGAGCTCGGGCACCTGGATCAAGCCCGTCTTGCTCGCCCATTCGATCGGATCGCGGGCAATGTTGTCGCGCGAGGTCGCAAGCACGTCCTCGGCGAGCTTGAGCCGCGCCACGCCTTCGGGCGTCGCGCTCTTGGAGAGCTCGGCCTGATAGGTTTCGATGCGGCGCTGCAGCTCGGTCGGCGGCATCTTGCGGGCGAACTGCACGAAGCCGAGCGTGTTGCGCGCGCTGTCGAGACCGGCGATCAGCTCCGGGTCGCCGCTGGCGGTGACGCGCGCTTCGAGAGCCGTCATGTCGGGCTCGGAGAGGCCATAGCCCTCGGTCGCCATCTGCGCGACGGCCTTGACCTCCTGTTTGACGCCGGCGGCGGCGGCGTTCGATGCGACCTTCTCCGAGCGGATATCGGAGACCATGCCGCCGGCGAGCCGCTCGAAATCGTCGGGGAGGAACTCATTCAACAGCGGATCGGCGCCGGCCATGTACTTCTGTTGCAGGTCGGCGACGAAGCGCTCGCGCGAGGCCGTGTCTGGCAGCCGCGTGAAGGCGCCCTTCAAGCGCGCCTCGGCGAGCTTGCCGCCCATGTCCTTCATGAACTTCTCGGCCGACTTCGGGCTGATGATCAGCTTGCCGTCGACGTCGCGCACCTGCAGGCGCGCGGTGAGGTTCGTCAGATCCTCGGCGAGGGAGGCATCCGCCGTCGGATCGAGGCCGAGCCGATAGGCGCTCTGTTGCAGCGCCTTGACCTTGGCTTCCACCTCGCTGTTGAGCGCGGTGGCCTGCTCGGCCTTCTGCTCGGCGTGCAGCGTGCGCGTCGCCTGGCGCATGGCCGAGATACGGCGGCGCTCGAGCGTGGTCGCGACGTCGACGCGCAGCTCGGGCGGGATCTTGTCGAGGAAGCCCTTGCTCACCGCCGAGAACGCCGCATTGAGCCCGGCGGGGTCGCTCGCGTGCTTGTCCTCGATCGCGCCCACATGCTGCTCGATCATCAGCGACAGGCGCGACTTGTAGGTTTCGAGGCCGGCCTTGTCGTAGGCCTCGCCGTAGAGGGTGAGATCGTTGCGGGTGCGGAACTCGGGATCCAGGCCCGCCTGCTCGCCGGCGGCGGCGCCTTCCTTGACGGCGGCCATGTCGGCCCGCTCGCCGATCCAGCTCGCCATGCGGCCGAGCCCGTCGGCGATTTTGTTACGGAGCGCGGCGTGCGCCTCATTGGCGGCGATGCCGGCATTAGTCGCCTCGCTCATCGCCTGGCCGGTGCGCTGCGCGGCGCCCGTCATCGTGCCGACCGATTGGACGAGCGCTTGCGCGGCGGGCCTCAGCACCGCGCCGAGATCGTTCACCTCGCGCGGGCTCGTGTCGAACTTGGCGCCGACGGCGCGCGGATCGCGGTTCGCCATCAGATGCCTCGCTTGAGGAAGTCGCCCAGGAAGCTCACGCCGGTCATCACGCCATCCATCCGCTGGCTATTGGCGGACGTCGCGATCTGCGACAGGCGGCCTGCCGTCGAGAGGCCCTCGAGCGCGGCCTGGATCTTCGTCGCCGTGGCGCCCGACTTCGTCATGTCGGCGGCGATCAGCTTCGTCTTGCGCGCGAGCGCCGCATCGCTGCGCACCGTCGCGATGTCCTTCTCGACGTTGGCGCGCAGCTCGTCCGAAAGCAGCTGCGCCGTGCCCGAGGTCGGATCGACGCCGGAGGCCGCGAAGGCGACGCGCTGCTCGCCGATCTGTTTGCCGAGATCGCGGCGCAGCGCCAGAGCGGTGCGCTGCGCGTCGAGCATGGTGAGCTCCGCGTCCAGGCTCATGCCGGCGGCCTCGACGCCGTAGCGTGCGCCCTCGAGGCCCGTCAGCGCCTGGCGCAAGCCGCCGTCGGCGGCGACGAGCCCGGCCGAGGCGTCTGTCGCATCAGCCGCCCCCATCGACTGCATCATCGACAGGGCCGAGACGCCGCCCTGCAGCAGCGTGCCGAGCGACATCGACGAGCCGGCCGCCGTCAGCCCGGTCGCCGCGGCCGAGCCGAGCGCACCGATGCCGGTCGCGGCCGCCGAGCCGACGGCGCCGATGGCGGAGGCGATGGCGGGGACGACGAAAGCCATGTCAGGCCACCTCGAGCATGAGCGATTTGAGAGTGAGCGGGGCCGGCACCGGCTGCGTGATCTCGCAATCCCCGTCTTGCGTCGAGCCGAGCAGATGCGAGAAGCGCACCGGCCCGGAATACAGACGGTCAAGCAGCGGCACGCCGAGCACGTCGCCGAAGAAGGTCAGCCGCGCCGCGCGCGGCGGCTGGCCGTTGGCCGAGATCGCGAAGGCGCCGGTATCGGACACCACGATCTCGGCCGTGTGGATGCGCTTCTTGCGCCGGAGCACGGTGCCGTCGCCGAGCTTTTCCTTGATCGCCATCGGCTTGACGCCGATGCCGTGGTCGAGCCCGACGATCGCCGTCGTGCCATCCTTCGGCAACGTGATCTGTCCGCCCGATACCGTGAACGGCCCGACCGGATCGCGGTCGAGATAGACCCAGGCGGACTTGCCTTCCAGATGCCAGAGATCGGAAATCACGCGGTTGGCGACGGGACGCTCGACGGCGGCGTCGAGATAGTTGCCGGGCGTCCAGCGCTCGAGCCAGACGTCGGTCTGGCCGGCGACGACGCGCTCGACGAGGACGGAGATCGAGCGGTCGCCCTCGTCGACGCTGATGCCGCGGATGAGGCCGTCGGCGTGCGCCTCCTCGCAGAAGGCGACCACGTTCTCGCCGCGCATGAAGATGAGCAGGAAGGCCGTGCCGGCTTCCGTCGCGCCGATGACCGCCGAACCTTCGGCGCGCTCGGCGGACGAGCGGAAGTCGATGTCGACGATCTTGCCGACGATCGACGACGACAGCAGAGAGATCGCCGCCGCGTTGTAGTCCTGCTGCCCCTCGTCCCAGAGAAAGTCGCGGATGACCGTGCCCGACGGCTGCACGAAGAAGACGCCGCCGTCGATCGCCGCCGGCACCGTCTCCTGCGCGACGCCATAGGTCGTCGTCTCGACGAACGAGATCGCCGTCGTGCCGTCGATGATGCGGTCGGGCACGTACCATTCGGAGACGTCGGTAAAGGCGGTCAGATGCCGGCCGCTCCACAGGTGGCGGATCGTCACCACCTGGTCGGTGTCGAGCGTCGCCGAGATGCCGCGCGCGGCACCGAGGCCGGAGGATTGCGACTGATCGTAGAACAGCGCCACCTGGCTCGAGACGAGCGTCTGCGGATACTGGTGGAAGCCGCCGACCCAGAGCCGCGACTGGAAGAACACGCCGCAGCGCGGCCAGCCCATCGCGGCTCCGAACAGCGCATTGGCCGATCCCATCTTCCGGCCGTCCTGCAGCAGCGTCGTCGTCGCCACCGCCGCCGGCGTGAACGGCACGTCGGCCGAGAGGCGCGGCCAGAAGCGGCCGGCATTCGTCGTGCCGGTGAACGAGACTGCAAAATCGAGGCTGGTCGGCGAAGCCGAGATCACCTCAACCGTCAGCCCCGTGTCGACGTTCGGCAGCGCCTCGAGCGCCGCCTGGATGCCGGCGGCGACGGTGACGACGTCCTGCGACTTGACGACGGGCTGCGCGATGCGCCCCTCGATCGCAAGGACGACGAGATCGCCGTCGGCGACATTCGTGATCGTCACGCGCTGGATCGAGTCGCGGTTGCCTTGCGCGTTGGACGTCGCCGGCTGGGCCGGGATGTTGACGAACGGCGCGACGCGAAAATCCCAGCTCGTGTCGTCGCCCTGGCGCGTGATGGTCGGCGGCGCGACCTCGTCGTGCCAGACGATCAGCGTGTCGAGCGCCTGCGATTGCGTCACCGCGCGCACCTGCTCGGATCGATGCTCGACCGCGATCGCCGACTGCCAGACGCCGCGGCGGAACACGTCGATATTGCGATCGGTAAGGGCCAGCTCGTAAGTGTCGGCCGAGGAATAGACGAACGACAGCCGCTTGACGGCCGAGTGCCGCGTGCTTTCCGCCCACAGCAGCAGCGTGCCGATCGAGACGGCACCGGTCGCCGAGGCGGGCCGCACGACGAAGCGCCAATAGCGCGCGGTGACGGTTTGCCCGGGCACCAGCGCCACGCGGCGCGAGACGACCGTCGTCGAGAGATCGGCCGCCGCGCCGAAGTCGGTCCAGCTGGCGCCGTCGGACGAATAGGTGACGGCGGCGGCGTTGTCGCCCGAGCCGGTCGCGACCGAATAGTCGATGAGGTCGACGGCGGCGATCGTGCGGGGCGTGCCCAAATCAATCTGCGCGACGACGAGCTCGGCATTGCCGCCGGCCGGCGTCGAGGTGGTCGTGACCTTCGTCGCCGGATCTTGATCGGCGAGGTTCGCAGCCGTGCCGCCCGAGGGCGCCGTGACGGCGACGGGGTTGGCGGCGGTGTTGATCAGCGGCACCGCGAGCAGCCGCCGGCGCAGGCGGGATTTCATCATGCCGCCGTCGCGCCGCGTCCAGCCGCCTTGCGGCAGGCAGACGACGTTACGGCCTTTGCGCATCGCCCGATAGTAGTGCTCGGTATCGATGCGCTCCGACATGCCGTCGTCGAGCACGCCCTTGGAGAAGTTGGTTTGCAGCGTGCCGCGGCCGCGCATCAGCGCCTCGCAGCGATCAACGGCGACGCCGTGGTCGTCATCAGGCGGCCCGAGGGTTGCGAGGCCGTGTCCCGCGCCCGCGCGCGACCGATCAGGCCCATGTCTCCCGGCACGCGCGGATCGCCCATCGCCTGCGCGTAGAGCGCGCCGGCGGCGTCCATGTTCTCTTTCATCGAGCCGGCGAGGAGGGAGGCCAGATAGACGACGACGCCCTCGGTGAAGAGCGGCGTCCAAATCTGCGGCGAGGGCGCAATGCGCACCTTGGCCCACAGCGTCTCGGCATCGGTATAGATGCCGTCGTCATAGAGCTCCCAGGCCGTGAAGGGCTGCGACGCCGTCTCGTCGTCGTAGATCGCCTTGGGCCCCTCGAGGCTTTCGGCGGGAAGCTGGAAGCGGTACGTCCACCGGCCCGGCGGCTTGGTGGCGTCGCGGTTGAGCTGACGGATCGCCGTCGCAAACGAGAAATCGCCGAGGCCGAGCGCTGTCTCGACGGCACTGTCGTAGAGCAGCAGCACGGCCTCCGCACCGTCGGCCACCTCTGACTGCAGAGGCGCCTCGCCGATGCGGACGAGCGCTCGATTGCAAACGGCGATCCGGGTGACCATGTGGCTAGCCGACCGCCGGGTTCGCGATTGCGATCGTGACGGCCGTGCCCGAGTTGGCCGTGACCACGTAGTTCTTCATGACAGGCGTACCGCCCTTGGCCATGGTGGCCTGGATCGTGTCGCCTTTCTGCAAATCTGCCACGTTGCCGTTGAAATAGTTCGCCGCCTCGACGGTCGCTGCGGCGTCCGCCGTATCATAAGTCCAGTGCGAGTTGACGGTGCCAGCGCCGGAGGCAGTGGCACCCTTCGTGAATTGGCGCTTGAGGCCGTTGGTATCGAGAGACATGGATCGTGCGTCCTTTTGAAGATCGGGGTGAAGGCCGGGCGGCCGTCAGGGCCGCCCGTGTGTCATGTCAGCGATCAGGAGATGACCGAGTTGCTGTCGACCAGGCACTCGATGATGCCGCCGGTCGCGCCGCCTTGCAGCACCTTGGCGCCGAAGCCCATCCAGTTGTTAGCAAACCAGGCGGTCTTCGTGTTCTCCCAGGTGATGCGCGACTGCATCTCCTTGTTGCAGAGGCCGCCGATCGCGCTCTTGTGGTACATGAAGAAGCGTTTGCCGGTGCCGGACGGCGTCGTGAACAGGCCCTCGTAGCCGAGGATCCAGTTGACGCCGTTCCACTTCTTGGCGGTGACGCCCTGCGCGAGCGACTTCTCGTCCGACCACTGCGAATTCGAGAACACCTGGTTGATCAGCATCTGGTTCCAGGCGGTCGGCGGCAGAATACAGTAGACGTCGCCGTCCCAGGGGACGTCGCGCTTCTGCATGACGTTGATTGCCGACATCGCGAGCGTGATCGACCAGGCCGTATTGACGGCGCCGACGGCCGTGCCGAAGGTGCCGGCGCCGGCGTCGAGCGTGCGGAAGATCACGTCATCGAACTTGCGGCCTAAGGCCATGGCGGCGGTCGCCTGCGCTTCCTGCCGCTCGTCGAGCTCCATCTTGTCGAGGTCGACGTCCTCGATCCACTCGGCCGCCTGGTAGTTGTCGATATCGCACTTGACCTTCGTGCGGCCGGCGTTCATCGCCACCGCCTCGTTAGGTCCGCCGCCCGCCTTCATCTTGGAGGCGGTGCCGGCGCCGGCAAGCCGGAAGTAGCCCGACTTGGCGTCGGTGAGCTTGCCTTCCTTGATCGTACCGCGGACGAGGTTGCCCTTGGCCTGGAAAACGTGCGTGGCGCCGGCGATGTATTCCTCGCGCCACCAATTCGGTGCGTCAGTCGACATGGGGGTATTGCCCTTCGCTAAACGGTCTTCGGTTCAGCGCTTCGGGCCGAGTGCCAGCTCAGTCCACGGGCTTGCCGCGAGCGGTAGGTGCCATGGACTCGAGAGCCGGGTCTGTCCCGCGCGTGGCCGAGACGCTACGCGCGGGCGCCTGTGGGGGGTGGTCAGCGGTTTACTTGAACCGCTCTTTGGCAAGCCGCTGCGTCTCTTCGGCGAACGCCTGGTCGTATTCCGGCCGGCTCGCGAAGTAGCGCGGGTCGCGCATGCGCGCGCGCACCTGGTCGTCGGTGAGCCCGGTTGCGCCACCCTGGCCGCCGGTCTGGATGCCGGGCCCGCCGCTCGACTTCCGCTGCAGCTTCTCGAGCGTCATGATGCCGGTCGCCGTGCCGCTCATGGATTTGAGATAGGCGCCCTCCTCGGCCGTGAAGGTGCCGTTGGTCACGAGCCCGTCGACCCAGGCCTCGGCCGCCGTCTCGCGCCGCTTGCCTTCCGCGATCAGCTCGGCCTCGTTGCCGCGAAAGTCACTGCCGACGAGCTTCTGCGCTTCGGCCTTCGGGTCGATCGGCGTCGGCAGCAAGCCCGCCTCGATGAAGCCCTTGGCGAAGGTGGTGAGCAGGGCGGGAAGCTGGCGATCGGTGATGCCCGCCTGCTGCGCCGCCGTGCGAAGGATCTCCATGCCCTTATCGTCGGGATTGCCGAACAACTTCACGACCTCTGGCGAGCCCTCGATCTTGTAGCCGTCGGGCTTGTCGGGCACGGCGCCGAATTTCGAGATCGCCTCGCGGCTGCCCTTATAGGCGTTGTGAAGCCGCGAGATCGTGTCGGCCGCCGACGGCGTCTCGCCGAGAAATTGCTTATCGAGCTCGAGGTTCGCCGGCAGCCAGTCGGGACGCGCGGGCGGCGG